GACAAATATATCGCTTACTCGTGAACGGATATTGGAGATGATTAAATTTTTATCCTTACTTTCTTTGTCCCGGCCTTTTATCACTTCGTTTTGCTCATCCCATTCTTTAGAGGTGACACTTAACCTTACCGCGATCCTTATTTTCTCGCGGTTGATATAAAATTCCACATACAGGGGGAGCCGGTCGGTTTTGCCTTTTTTGCCTTGTCTTACAACTCTTATTGCCGTCATTTTTATATGCCTATTTTATGCCTGTAGAGGGGATATGCCTACAAATATGCCTACACAGGCAGGTTATTAAAAGTTAAACGGGGCGAAAGTAAAACGTTTAATATCAGCTATTTAAAAGAAAAATCCGATAACATTTAACTGTTACCGGATGTTAATAGTGATTCCGTTGCGATTCGAACG